TATAAAGATACATGGAAATGGCTACATGAAAGAGGTTGTTCCTCCCTCGTCTCCCCCCAGCTTTTAGAAAGATATGCTATGAGTGTTGCAAGATGGATTCAATGCGAAGAGGCAATCACTGAATATGGCTTTTTAGCAAAACATCCTACTACAGGAAATGCTATTCAAAGTCCCTATGTTGCAATGGGACAAAATTATATGACTCAAACAAATAGACTGTGGTTTGAGATATTTCAAATCGTAAAAGAAAACTCTCTATCAGAATACACAGGAAACAACCCTCAGGATAATGTAATGGAAAGGCTACTTACTGCTCGCAAAGGTAAATAAATAATTGGAGGTAGAAATGAAAAGACAATTAACAGCTGAAAGTGTGTGTATGGGACATCCAGATAAGCTATGCGATTTAATCGCTGATAATATTTTAGATGCTGCTTTTAGAAAAGATAAAGCTTCTAGAGTAGCTTGTGAAGTTATGGCGACCAAAGGAAAAATTATCGTGGCGGGCGAAATCACCTGTAGCGAGAAATTAGATATTAGATACATTGTTAGGCAAACTCTAAAGGAAGTTGGATACAATCCACTTAAATTTTTAATATATGTATATGTACAAAAACAAAGTACCGATATAAAGGCTGGAGTTGATAATGCTCTAGAAATGCGAAATGGCACAGATGACCCTTATAACTTAATCGGTGCTGGTGATCAAGGAACTATGTATGGCTATGCTACCAATGAAACTAGAGAAATGCTCCCCCTCCCTCTTGTTTTATCCCATAGAATAACTAAAAGATTAGATAAAGCAAGAAAAGATAAATTAATAAAAGGGATATTTCCAGATGGTAAGGCACAGGTTACTGTAGAATATGATGGTGATAAACCAGTAAGAGTTAAAACTATAGTTATATCTATTCACCATCATAAAGATAAATCCTATGATGAATTAAAAAGAGAGATTTTAACCTTTGTCCTACTGCCTGCTTTTGAAGATTTTCCTTTTGATGAGGATACTGAAATTCTTATCAATCCTTCTGGTAGATTTGTTATTGGTGGACCAAGTGCTGATACAGGTTTAACAGGCAGAAAACTTATGGTCGATACCTATGGAGGTCTTGCCTCCCACGGTGGTGGTGCTCTTTGTGGCAAAGACCCGACCAAGGTAGATAGAAGTGGTGCTTATATGGCTAGATATATAGCAAAACATATTGTATGGAGCGATTTTGCAGATAAATGCGAGGTCGCTCTTTCTTATGCCATTGGAAAAGCAAATCCAGTGGCTTTTTCTATTAATACTTTTGGAACAGGTAAAGTATCAGATGAAGTATTAACCCTTGCTGCAAAAGATGTCTTTAATTTAAAACCTGCAGCAATTATTGAAAACCTAAGGCTTAGAGATATCCATTATTCTGACACAGCTACTTATGGTCACTTTAATTCCTCTCTCCTTCCTTGGGAAGATGTAAATAGATATGACGAGTTTAAAAAGGCGGTGAAAAAATATGAAGATAGAAAAGATTAAAATTGAAAAGCTTAATCCTGCCGAGTACAACCCAAGGAAGGATTTAAAACCTGGAGACCCCGAGTATGAAAAGTTGAAAAACTCTATTCTTACCTTTGGATACGTTGAGCCAGTTCTTTGGAATAAAAGGACTGGCAATATTATAGGTGGCCATCAAAGATATAAAGTTCTAGTAGAGCTTGGGGAAAAAGAAATTGATTGTGTCGTTGTAGATATGGATAGTGAAAATGAAAAGGCATTAAATATTGCTCTTAATAAAGTCAGCGGTGATTGGGATAAAGATAAACTAATGCTTTTAATCGAAGATTTGCAAGGAGTAGACTTTGATGTCTCCCTTACTGGTTTTGACCCTGCTGAACTTGATGATCTTTTTAAAGATTCTCTAAAGGACAATATTAAAGAAGATGATTTTGATGTTGAAGAAGAACTTAAAAAACCAGCCATTTCAAAGTTAGGGGATTTGTGGCTGCTTGGCGAACACAGACTTATCTGTGGCGATAGTACTAACCCTAAAACCTATGAAGATTTAATGGATGGAAAGTTGGCTAATTTAACGATTACTGACCCTCCCTATAATGTAAATTATGAAGGTACTGCTGGAAAAATTAAAAATGACAATATGGGAAACCAGGCCTTCTACGACTTCCTCCTTGCTTCCTTTCAAGGAATGGAAACTGTTATGGCTAAGGACGCATCCATTTATGTATTCCATGCAGATACTGAAGGCTTAAACTTTAGAAAGGCATTCTCTGATGCGGGCTTTTATCTTTCAGGTACTTGTATATGGAAAAAGCAATCCTTAGTTTTAGGTCGCTCCCCTTACCAATGGCAACATGAACCCGTTCTCTTCGGCTGGAAAAAGAAAGGCAAGCATAACTGGTACTCTGACAGAAAACAAACCACTATTTGGGAATTTGAAAAACCTAAAAAGAACAAGGATCATCCAACAATGAAACCTGTTGCACTTGTAGCTTATCCTATATTAAACTCAAGCTTAACTAACTGTATTGTTCTTGACCCCTTTGGCGGTTCAGGAAGTACATTAATTGCCTGTGAGCAAACAGATAGAATTTGCCATATGATTGAGCTTGATGAAAAATACACGGATGTTATTGTGAAGCGTTATATTGAACAAGTCGGTTCTGATCAAGATGTTTATTTAATTAGAAACGGTAAAAAGACTAAATATGCAAATATCTCAAAGGATTAGTATTATATGAGGCTACTGTTTTCCCTGTATCATCTTTAATAGTTACTTAGAAATAAACCATAAGAATATCTGAAATATAACTTGCATAATACATGCTTTTGAGTGATGTATAGACGTACTACATTACTTGGAGGTATTAAATATGGATAGAAAAGAAAAAGTCAAAATTCTGGGAAAACATCTAGGAATAAAGCCTAAATATCTAGGAGTTCCAAGCTTTGCTTATGAAGTTGGAGATTTTACCATTACAAGGGACGGCACAATAATTAATAAGGCAGGTGATGAAATGAAACTTGATGAAATACTAAATTCTTCAGAAGAAACCACGGAAACTGATTTTGATTCTATTGAGATATCCTTCCCCATGGAAGGTCACGATGAAAGAACTATTAAAAACCTTCTAAACATGATTTATAGCAAACAGTCACTTATTAAAAAGGTTTTTGACTGCTCTGAAAACATAGTAGAAAAAGAACTAATTGATGAAATCTCTACTCTTGAATCCTTGAGTGAGATACTAACAACCATCAACAAGGAAAATTGTAAAGGCATTGATTTTAACGATGAAAAACTAACCTTCAATTTCATAAAGGGAGATATTCAAACTTCATCAGAATTTCTAAGCCTATTAATTAAAAAAGCTAAAGAGCTACAATATACTTCTTCAAAGCCAATTGAAACAGACAATGATAAATATACTTTTAGAACATGGCTTATAAGACTTGGAATGATTGGTCCAGAATACAAAGCCCACAGAAAGACACTCCTTTCAAGTCTTACTGGAAGCTCTGCATTTAGAAATGGGCTACCAGCCAATAAGGAGGTCAAATAACCATGAAAGAAATACACAGAGAAATATTAGAAAGACTTAAAAAGGAGTTTCCTAGTGGCACAAGAGTTGCTCTTGTAAAAATGGATGACCCCTACTCTACATTAAAAGCTGGTGATAAAGGAACAGTTACGGGAGTTGATGATATTGGTACAATTCATGTTAACTGGGATAAAGGAAGTTCTCTTGGCATAGCTTTTGGCGAAGATATCTGCAGAAAAATTACAGAATAAAACAGGCTTAAACCCTTGATAATACTGTGTTTATTCTGAAAATAGTACTTGCTATTTATCCCCTTCTGAGTGATATATGTATGTAACAAAAAACACACTGAAAGGGGATAAACCATGCTTAGAAGAAACTTTGGAATTGAAATTGAGCTTACAGGAATCACTAGAGAAAAAACAGCTCGAACCATAGCTACACATTTAGAAGGAATCATGCAAAAACAAGGACGTAACTACAAAGTAGTAGAGCCTAGCGGTAGAATTTGGGAAGTTGTTTATGACGGAAGCATAAAGTGTCAAAGGAAAATAAATGGACAAAAAGCTTCAGCAGGAAGTGAATATAGCGTAGAAATAGTTAGCCCAATCTTAACCTATGAAAGAGACATTAAAAGCCTTCAAGAAATGGTTAGGAAAATTAGGAAAGCTGGAGGTTTTACTAACAAAACTACAGGGATACATATCCACCTTGATGGCGAGGAACATACTCCAAGAAGCCTTAGAAACTTCCTAAACATTATTTACTCGAGAAATGACCTGCTCTACACCTAGCCTTGAGATAGAAAGAGAAAGAATGAGATATTGCAAGAAAATGGATAAGAGCTTAGTTCAAAAAATGAATAAGAAAAAACCAACAACCTTTAAAGGAATCGAGGATATTTGGTACGAAGGCTACTATCAAAGCAGGGATAGACATTATCACGACAGCAGGTACCACTTCCTAAACCTTCACAGCTTTTTTAACGGAGTAGGAACAGTTGAACTTAGGGGTTTTAATGGAACACTCCACGCTGGGAAAATAAGAACCTACATTCTTTTAAGCTTAGCCATGAATGAACAGGCCTTAACGCAGAAGTTTGCCAGTAGCAAAAAGCCACAGTTTGAAAACCCAAAATTCGCAATGAGAACCTGGCTTAACAGAATCGGCTTTATTGGTGAAGAATTTAAAAACCCAAGAGAGCACCTATGCAAACACTTAGAAGGTTCTGCAGCTTGGAGGTTTCGAGAATCCGCCTAGATAGGCGGTTACTTAAAGCCACGAGGGGTAAATCCCCTCTTAAGCTGGTAGAAGGGTATGAAAGTACCTACTTCAAATAAAAAGCCAACACAGGCGAAACTGTGGCAAGAGAAAGGAAGATTTAGAATGGATAAAAAACTTTATGTAGCTTACGGTTCGAATTTAAACCTACCCCAAATGGCAAACAGATGCCCAACTGCAAAACTTGTAGGAGCTAGTGAACTTAAGGGTTTCAAACTTTTATTTAGAGGTGGTCACGGTAGTGCAGTTGCTACTGTTGAACCTTCTAAAGATAGTAAAGTCCCAGTACTTATCTGGGAAATCACTGCAACCGATGAAAAAGCCCTTGATAGATATGAAGGTTATCCTTTCCTCTATCGAAAGGAAAATGTCAAAGTAAAGCTAAACGGAAGAAATGTAAAAGCAATGGCCTATATTATGAATGAAGGTAAAGCTCTCGGTCAGCCTAGTATGTACTATTATTCAGTTATCTATGATGGGTATAAGGCACAAAACTTTGATATAGAAACACTTCGTACCGCTTTAGAAGATTCTGTAGAAAGGGCTGGAACTACCAATGACCGAGAAGATTAAGGAGCAAATATTATCAATTAGAGATAGCGGAGTTACCAATATGTTTGATATTAATAGAGTTCAATATGAAGCTAATGAACGAAAGTTTTATGAACTAGTTATTTTCCTAGAAGATCATAAAGCTGAATATGTACACTTTATAATGACTGGGGAGTTTAAGAAATAATTCCTACTCTATTTTATAATTGAAAACTTGTTTTTAAGGACTATTCAAATTGATAGTC